GAGGTGACACCGAACGCGTTTGGAGGCACCATCCGAGCTTCATCGCGATGCTCCGAACGTCTTGCGCTACAAGCCTTTCCGTGGATCGTCCCGGACGACCACCTGCACCTTGACGACGCTGCCGGGGCCGATCGCCATCTCGGCTCGTTCGCGGATCTGATCGGCCAGGAACCGGACCTGCGCGCCCCAGGGTCCGGTGGTCGCGGCGACCACCAGGACTCCGCGTTCGAGGCTCACCGGGGCGGACTCCGCGGCCAATCGGGGGCCCACCACCGACGCCCATTCGGACGCGAGCTGGCCGATCGGTATGCCCCGCGCGAACGTCCGCTCGCGTAGCAGGCCGTCGACGACGTCGCCGATCCTGGTTGCCTTCAGGGTCCGCTCGTCCTTGCGGTGCGCGAACCCCTTGGAGTGCGGCATCCCGATCAGGCCCCTCGGGCGGCGACGGTCCCGGCCGACACGTCCAGGACGAGCGACGAAGGTTCGGGCACGTGGGCGTCGTCGGCAACGCTGACGAGGACCTGTCCGCGGCCCGCGAGCCGCTCTCCGACCAGCCGCTGCCGGCGCGGGTCGAGGTGCGGGGCGTGGCCGTGCCGGTGGTGGCCGCCTGATGCACCCCGAGGCGCGGGCGTTCGTCGCCGGCGTGGCGCCGCGGGCCGGGGCCCGCTGGGTCGTGGAGCTGGGCGCCCGCGACCTGAACGGGACGGTGCGCGACCTGTTCCCCAGCGCCCGGGGCTACACCGGCGTCGACCTCGTGGCCGGCCCGGGCGTGGACGTCGTGGCGGACGCCGCCGACTGGCGCCCGCATCCGCACGACCAGGCGCCCGACCTCGTGGTGTGCTGCGAGGTGCTGGAGCACACCCCCCGGCCCGAGGCCGTGGTGCGCAACGCGGCGGCGATGCTCGCCCCCGGCGGCCGGCTGCTGGTGACGGCGGCCGCCCCGCCCCGCCCCGCCCACAGCGCCGTCGACGGCGGGCCGCTGCAGCCCGGGGAGCACTACCGCAACGTCGAGCGGGACGAGCTGGGCGCGTGGCTGCGGGGCGCCGGGCTCGCCTGCGAGGCGCTCGAGGCGCACCCCGACCGGGGCGACGTCTACGCCCTCGCCCGGAAGGCCGCGCGGTGAGACTGCTCCTCGTCCACCCGGGGGCCGTGTGGGCCACGCACGACGTGCACACGGGGCTGCTGGCCGGTTTGCGGGCGCAGGGCCATACCGTGACCGAATACGCGCTCAGCGGGCGCCTGGAGGCGTCCCGGGTGACCCTGGAGTTCCTCTGGCGCAAGCAGGTGCGGCTCGCCGGGCCGCTGGCCCACGTCCGGCCCTCCCACGCCGACGTCCAGTACCACGCCGGGCAGGAGGTGGTGACCCGGGCGCTGCGCGACGACGTCGACTGGGTGGTGGTGGTCTGCGCGGCCTATCTGCACCCCGACGTCCTGGTGCTCTGCCGCCGGGCTCGGCTGCCGCTGGCGGCCGTCTTTACGGAGAGCCCGTACGACGACCCCGAGCAGGCGAAGGTGGCGCCCCTCTTCGACGTCGTGTTCACGAACGAGCGGGCCAGCGTGGCGCCGCTGCGCGAGGCCAACCCGAACACCCACTACCTGCCCGTGGGCTACGACCCGGCGCAGCACGGCCCCCACCTGAACGGGGCGGACGTCCCGGCGCATGACGTGGTGTTCGTGGGCACGGGCTTCGACAGCCGGGTGGCGCTGCTCAGCGAGGTGGACTGGTCCGGGATCGACCTGGGGCTCTACGGCTACTGGGCCGACCTGCCGAAGGGGCACCCGCTGCGGCGCTACGTCCACGACGGGCTGGTGGACAACGCCACCGCCGGGGCCCTCTACCGGAACGCCCGCATCGGGCTGAACCTGTACCGCCAGGCGGGGGCGGGGGTGGCGGCGGAGAGCCTCAACCCCCGGGCCTACGAGCTGGCCGCCGACGGGGCGTTCACCCTGTCCCACCACCGCGCCGAGGTGGGCGAGCGGTTCGGGGCCCTGGTGCCCACGTTCTCGACCCCGCTGGGTCTGGAGGCCCTGGTGCGGCGCTACCTCCAGGAGGACACCCGAAGGGCCCGGGCGACCCTGCCCGCGCGCGTCCTGGACGACACCTATACCCACCGCGCCGCCGAACTGGTGGCGCACCTGAATTAGCGAGTAGATCGCACCGTCGAAGGAGAAGAACGTGCCTTTTTACCACGGCCGAGATGGCGCCATCTACATCAGCACGACGGCCACCGGGACGCCGTCGAACCTGCTGACCATGACCGCTTGGACGATGGACCGCTCCACCGAGCGGGTCGACGTGACCAACTTCGACAGCATCAACCAGGAGGAGGTGCAGGGCTGGCCGGCGCTCCGCGGGACGTTCGAGGGCTACTGGAACACGGACGAGGCGAAGCTCTTCGCCGGCGCCACATCGGCCAACGGGGTGAAAGCGATCTTCTACCCCACCCGCCGGGTGCCGTCCAAGTACGTGTCGTGTACGGCCTGGCTGGACGCCAGCATCGAGACGCGGGTGGACGGCGTGACCCGCGTGCGGGGCACCTACAGCGCCTACGGCTCCGACGCCGTCATCAACCTCTAGGAGCGCGGCGCCCGGGCGTCGGCCCGGACCTGCGCCTCGACGGAGCGCGTATAGAAGTGCTTGCACCACCCCTGACCGATGGACTGCCCGCCCGTATCGGTGACCGCATAGGTCGCCCCGTCCAGGGTGTAGCGGCACGTCTCTTTGACCTCGGGGACGACGCCGATCTGCTCGTACGTCAGGGGGAAGCGCGACGGCACCAGCGTGGCCGGATCGGGCCTGGCGTCCGCGACCTCCAGGACGCGGTTCGGCGCCTCCTTGAGCGACCACGACTGGAAGTCCCGGCACGTCCGAGCGGCGTCCACGGCGGTCACCTCGAGGACGGCGTTGTCGCCCTTGGCCCGCACGAAGCAGGTCGTCGGCTCCGGCGGCGGTCCGGCGGCGGGGGGCGTGCCGCAGGCGCCCAGCAGGGCGGCCCCGGCGACGGCGGCGAGCAGCGCTGCGGCGCGGCGTGGCGGGCGCATCTTCATCATGACCCGACTATGAGTCGGCCCCGGCCGGTCGTGTTGCGCCGCGCGGCCCCCTGTTCGCTCTTGTACGCCGCCGTTCGGAACTGTTCACCCCTTCCAGGAGGCCCCGCATGACGCAGAACGGCACCGCGAACGGCGCCGTCCGCCGCTCCCGCTTCGCCGACGGCTCGGCCGTCAAGCTCGCCCTCTCGGAGGGGGACTGGGTGCTCGTCCGGGCCGAGCTGACCTTCGGGCAGCAGCGGCGCCTCGCTGCCGCCGGGCTGACCGGCGTGGACGCCACCGCCGCCGGCGGCGACCGGCTGCGGGTCGACCTGGCCGCCTTCGACATCGAGAAGCTCTGCACCTGGGTCATCGACTGGTCGTTCACGGACGGGGACGGGAACCACATCGTGCTGACCCGGGAGCGCATCGAGGCGCTGACCCCGGAGACGGCGAAGGAGATCGCCGACGCCTTGGACGCCCACATCGAGGCGCAGGCGGCAAAAAAAGGCCCGGGGGCGCCTGGCACCAGCAGACCCGCAGCGACCTCGTCGTCTGCAAAGCGTTCGGCTGGAGCTGGCGCGAGCTGATGGCCACCCCCGCCCCCGTGGTCGCCTGCGCCGTCGCCTACCTGAACGAGGCCGCCGGGGAGCCCGCCGCCGCCGACTCGCTGGAGTGGCCGGAGGGCTAACGGGTGCCATCGGTCGCTGAGCTTTCGATCCTGCTGACGGCCCAAAATTCCGCGAGCGCCCAGCTGCGCGCGCTGGGCGGCGATGTCCAGCGCCTCGAGCGCCAGGTGGAGGGCGTGCAGCGGCGCACCGGCGGGGGCCTGCTCGGGGGCGTCTCCCTCGGTGCCGGGTTCGCCGCCGCGCAGGCCGCGCTCGGCGGGATGCAGGGGCTGTTCGACGCCATCGGCGAGTCCATCTTCGGGATGAACTCCCGGCTCGAGCAGACCGTGGCCACCTTCGAGGCCCTCTCCGGGTCGGCGTCCCGGGCCCAGCAGATCGTGCAGGCCCTGCGCCAGGAGGCGGCCACCTCGCCCTTCAGCGACCAGGAGGTGCTCGCCGCCGGCCGGGCCCTGGTCTCCAGCGCGCAGGGCTCCACCGACGCCCTGCTCGACCTCGTCCGGGTGGCCGAGCAGCTGGCCGCCGTCGACCCCGCCCAGGGGCTGGAGGGCGCCTCCGTCGCCCTGCGGGAGGCGATGAGCGGCGACTTCACCAGCCTCATCCAGCGGTTCGAGCTGTCCCGGGCCGCCATCCAGCGGTTCCGGGAGCAGGGGCTCTCCAACCTGGAGGCGGTGCGGGCCGAGCTGCAGCGCATCGGCGTCACCTCGGAGCTGGTGGAGCGCCTGGGGCAGACCTTCGAGGGGCGCCGGGCCACCATCGTCTCGTTCTTCGACGAGCTGCGCCAGCGCCTCGGCGCCGGGATCTTCGAGCGGGTGTCCGACGCCTTCGGGCACATGGTGAACCTCATCGCCGAGCACGGCGACCGGCTGCGCCGCCTGGCCACGGACATCGGGGAGGCCCTCGGCGCCATCCTGGAGCGGGTCGCGGCCGCCACCCTGGGCCCGCTGCGCGCCCTGGTCGAGGCCTTCGCGCCCGGGCTGTGGGCGCAGGTGGCGGCCGAACTGGAGCGGGTACCCGAGCCGGTGCAGGAGATCGCCCGCGCGGCGCAGCAGGCCGCGCCCGCTGCCCAGAGCCTGGAGCGCCAGCTGGCCGGGGTGGGCGTGGCCGCCGCCGGCATCCAGATCGAGGCCAACCGCGTCCGGCAGTCCTACGAGGCGCAGATCCAGCCCCTCGAGCGGCAGCTGCGGGTGCTGCAGCAGTCCGCCGACCTGCAGCGGGTGCAGAACGCGCTGGCCAGCAACCGGGCGGCGGTGGAGAACATCCGCCTCACGGCCGAGACCGCCGCCCTGCGCCGGGCGGCCGGCGGGGCCACCGACCCGAACGCCGCGGGGCTGTCCACCCGGCAGCGCCTCATCGCCCTGGCCCTCCAGGAGCGGGAGCTGCGCCAGCAGGAGCTGGGGCTGGAGGAGCAGCGCCGCCCGGCCCTGCAGTCCGTGGAGCAGCAGCTGGCCGCCCTGCAGGAGCAGCAGCGCCAGGCGCTCGCCCCGCTGGAGGAGCAGCTCGCGCTGTACCGGAACCAGGCCGACGTCCTGCAGCTGCAGCGCCAGCAGGCGGCCCTGCTCAAGGAGGACATGGAGCAGGCGGCCGAGGCCGTGCGCCGGGCGGGGACGGGCGAGGCCGCCCCGGAGGCGCTGGCGGACTCCCGGCAGCGGGGCGAGGCCCTGGCCGCCGAGTGGCTCACGGGCTTCGAGGACTGGATCAACGCCGGCGGGGGCACCGTCTGGGGCGCCATCGGGCGCAGCCTCCAGGCGTGGTACGACGGCACCGGGAAGGCGCTGGCCCAGACCATCGGCACCGACCTGGGGACGGCCCTGGCGGAGGCCGCCGGCGTCGCCGTGGAGGCGGGGGTCCGCTCCCGCCTGGCGGCCGTCTTCGCCAACCCGCTCGTCGCCGGCCTGCTCGGCGGCGCCGCCCAGGGGCTGAGCCCCGCCGGGGCGGCCCTGCCCCAGGTCGCGGGCGCCGTCGCCGCCCAGGGGTCGGCCATCGGGCAGCAGGGGGTGACCGTGGACTTCGGGGCCGGCTCCATCGTCATCGGCGGGGTGACCGACCCCGGCTTCGGCGAGCGCCTCAAGGCCGCCCTGACGGACTTCCTCAACGCCTTCGTCCTGGCCTCCGCCAACGTCGAGCCCGGGGCCCGCGCCGGGCTCCAGGGCGCCGGGAGGGCCCCCTAGATGCCCCGCGCCACGTTCGCCGGCGTCACCTTCGACTTCCTCCTCGACGGGCTGCAGGATACCCACGAGGGCATGGCCACCGTGCGGGAGATCCCGTCCGGCCCGGGGGACGCCTACGTCGACCTGGGCGGGCCCCTGCTGGCCCGGCGCAGCGTCACGATCCGGGTGGACTCGGAGGCGGACTACCGCACCCTGGCCGCCCTGCCCGGCACCGCCGCCTCCAGCGGCCCCCTGACCAGCGCCGCCGAGGGCGCGCCCCGGGACGCCGTCCTGCTCTCGGTGGCCCGCACCTGGCGCCGGGGCACCGGGGCCCAGCTCTGCCGGACGGAGTGGGTCTTCCCGTGACCACCACCGTCCGCACCACCACCCTGGAGGTCTACGTCCACGACGGGGCCGAGTGGCAGTACGACACGACCGCCTACGCCGTCTCCTGCTCGTTCGGCTTCGACCAGCGGTTCGCGGAGGCCACGGTGCGGCGCACCGGGGGCGGGCTGATCGCCGTCAACTACTGGAGCCCGGTCGAGATCAAGCTCGGGTGCACCCCCGGCGCCGGCGCCGCCACCCGCTTCAAGGGCTACGTCGTGCCCGTGGAGAACGCCGTCTACCCCATCGACAGCGTCCTCACCTGCAAGGGGGTGCTCTACCGCGCCCAGTGGGTGCGCAACCAGACCCCCGGCGGCACCGTCCTGGCCGAGCCCCCCACCGGCGCCCCGGACGAGGCCCAGGTGCAGGCCATCCTCACCGCCTGCGCCGTGCCCTACACCGCCGGGAACATCGCCGGCACGGGCAAGGCCCTGGGCAGCGAGTTCTTCGACTTCGACAACCCCACCGTCCCCGGCCCCTTCACCTGGGGCGAGGGCGCGTCCGGGCTGGACTACATCGAGCAGCTCGACGCGGTGAGCGTCCCGGACGACGCCTCCGGGCGGTTCCGCACCTTCGAGACCCTGGGGGGCGACGTCTTCCGCATCCCCATGGCCACCGCCCCGGCGGCCACCCCGGACTTCTCGTTCACGGAGGGGGTGGACGTCTTGGAAGCCCGGCTCACCCGCGATCCGGCCGGCGCCGCCAACCGGGTGACCGTCACCGGCGCGCCCACGCCCCTGGGCGGGAGCGTGCCCGGCGTGGAGGGCCTGGATGTGTACCGTTTCACCGCCGGCACCAGCGCGGCGCCCTACCTGCCCCCCGGGCTGCCCAACGGCCCGGACGGCTACCCCGCGCTGACCGCCACCTTCGCCTCGCCGCTGATCGAGAAGGCGCTGGTGGTCGACCCCGACGTGGCCGGCGACGTCCTCAGCTGCGAGGCGGTCGCCGCCTTCCTCCTGCAGGAGCACAACGCGGTGCTGGACACCCTCGAGTTCGCCACCCCGCGGGACGACCTGCTGGGGCCCGGGCAGACCATCCACCTGCACAGCCCCCGGCTGGCCGTGACCGACCCCGACCAGCACTACTGGCTTCAACGGTTGGAGATCACCCTGGACGAGCGGGGCGCGTTCACCCAGAAGCTGACCTGCTTGAGGCGCTCCTGAGGTGGTCGATACGGTCGGCCCGCTGGCGACGATGTGGCGCAGCGTCTACCGCAAGGCGTCCGAGGCGGCCGCGGTGCGGATGGCCGACCTGCTGCGCGACCACGTCTACCTGTTCCACCGGGACGCCGGGGGCGGGGGCGGCGCCGGCTGGGTGCTGCTGGCCGACCGCACCCTGGCCGCCGCGGAGGAGGTCTTCTTCACCGGCATCGCCCAGACGTACCGCGACCTCCGGATCGTGCTCGACGGGCGGGCCACCGGCACGGGGGTGGCCTCCGGCGACGTGCGGATGCAGCTCGGCTCGGCCGCTCTGGGCGGGGGCGTCGACACGGCGAACACCGCCTACCGCTCCACGCTGCACTACGCCCAGCTGGGGAGCGACAGCCACGGGCTGGGCGCCGCCGCCGGGGGCACGCAGAACCGGGACTACTACGCGCTGGTGGGCAGCGTCCCGGGCGAGCTGGCCACCGACGCCGGCGCCACCGGGGTGATCGACCTCACCCTCTACCACTACACCCTGACCGACCGCCACAAGCGCTTCTTCGCGCTCTGCACCCTCACCGGCGACCAGACGAAGGGGGCGCAGACCCGCCACGCCGCCGGGGAGTGGCGCAGCACCGCCGCCGTGACTCGGGTGAACCTCTACGCCCCCAGCGGCGACGGCTGGGCGGCCGGCACCCGGGCCCGCTTGTACGGCTGGACCGACGGCTAGCCGGGGATAGAATGCGAGCAGGACATGACCGACGACGCTACCGGTAGCGGTTCGGGGCAGCTGGGCGGGGTCACGGGCGGCGGCGCGGCCGGAGGCGCCTCCGGCCGCGCCGCCGCCGGCGGGCTGGGCGGCCGGGCCGGGGTGGCCCCCAACGGGGGGGCCTCGCTGCTGGGCCGGCTGCGCTCCGGGCTGCCCCTCCCCGCGCACGACCACGAGACGCCCGGCACCGGCGGGCTCATCGACTACCTGCGGGTGGACGTCGCCGCGCCCCAGACCGTGCTCGGCCCGGTCACCGTCGAGGGCCGCCCGCTGGACGCCGCCGGCGCGGTGGGGAACGTCGCGGTCTGGGACGCCGCCGGGCTGTTCGTCCCCGCCGTGGCGGGCGAACCGGGGCCGCCCGGCGCGGACGGGACACCGGGGGCCGCCGGCCCGCAGGGGCCCGCGGGGCCCACCGGGGCGCAAGGCCCGCCGGGGGTGCCCGGCGCCGACTCGACGGTGCCCGGGCCGCAAGGGCCCGCGGGGGCCGCGGGGGCCGCGGGGCCGACGGGCGACCCCGGGGCGCAGGGCGTCCAGGGGCCGGCCGGGACGACCGGAGCGCAAGGGCCGGCGGGGCCCGGCGTCCCGGCGGGGGGCGCCACCAGTCAGGTGCTGACCAAGACGAGCGCGGCCGACTACGCCACGGCCTGGCAGACGCCCGCCGCGGGGGGCGGGGGGCTGGCCACCGACCCGCTGGCGAACGCCAAGGGCGACGTCTTCGCCGCCAGCGGGAACGACGCGGTGGGCCGGCTCGCGCTGGGCACGGACGGGCACGTCCTGACCGCGGACAGCGCCCAGACGCTGGGGGTGAAGTGGGCGGCCGCCGGCGGGGGCGGGGCCTACCTGCCGCTGGCCGGCGGGACCGTGTCGGGGACGATCACGGCGGCCGGCGCGGGGGTGAACGCCGGGGGCGCCCTGGCGGTGGTGGGCAGCGCCCCGGTGGCGACCGACCGGCGGCTCTACGGCGCCGGGTCGAGCCCCGCGTTCACCGGCGGCTCGGCCGGGGGCGAGAACGGGTCGCGCTTCTCGGTCACCGGCGGGGGCTACCTCGTCGCCGTCCGCTACTACTCGACGAGCGGCTACCCGACGCACGTGCGCCTCTGGGACACGACCGCCCCCGGCGCCCCGGTCTGGTCGACCACCACGCCCCCGGAGTTCACCGGCGGCGGCGGCTGGAAGGAGCACCGGCTGGCGGCGCCGGTGGCGCTGGTGGCCGGCCGCAACTACGCCCTCACGTACCCCTCGACCTGGCCCGCGATGACGCCCTCGCAGCAGGACGGCTTCACGCCGACGCCGGACAGCCCGGTGGTCTTCGACGCGCACGTCCGCGACAACACGCCGGGGAACTACCCCGGCACCGTCTACAACGCCGCCTGGGGCATCGACCCCGTGGTGCGGACCAGCCTCGTCGACCCGGCGCCGGCGGCGAGCGGCGCCGTCCGGTTGCCCAACGGGGCGGACGGCCGGGTCGCCTGGCGCAACGCGGGCGCGTCCGCCGACCTCAGCCTGACCGCCGACGGCAGCGACCGCCTGGCCTTCAGCGGGACGACCCTGCAGCTGGCCGGGGACGCCGCCGCCACCCTCTCAAGGACGGGGGCGGGGGCGCTGCGGGTGGACACCCACCTGGCGGTCGGCGCCGCCCCGGCGCCGCTTGCGGGGGCGTGGCGGCAGCTCCAGGTGGGGGACGCGGCCGTCCTGCACGGGCTCAGCGGAGGGCGGAACCTGCTCCTGGCCCTGAACAGCTACATGGACGCCGCCGGGGCCAACAAGGCGATCCAGAACGCCGTCGCCACGCGCCTGCAACTCTACGACGGCGGGTTCGCGGTGGCGACGGCCCCCGTCGCCACCGTCAACGCCACCCAGACCTTCACCACCCGCGCCAGCATCGCCCCCACCGGCACCCTCACCCTGACCCCGGATGCGGGGGCGGCGGTGCTCACCACCCCGGCCGGGTCGGGGTTGTTCACCCTGGGGCCGTGGAGCGGTCTAGATAACAACTCCCTCCGTATCACCGCAGGCGTCCACATCGGTCTCGACCCGGCGAGCAACTACGTCATCCCGGTGCGAGCCGCGGCGATCAACCTGGGCAGCGCCGCGTCCACCTGGCAGGCGGTCTATGCCGTCACCGGCACCATCCAGCCCTCCTCCGCAGCCATGAAGGAGGGCATCACCCCCCTCTCCCCCGAGCGGGCGATGCAAGCGGTGCGGGACACCGAAGCGGTCACCTTTGATTACATCGCCCCCACCCGCCCGGCGGAGTGGTACGACCTGCCGGACGACCCGGAGCAGGCGGAGGTGGTGCTGCAGCAGCGCCTCACCGCAGCGCCCCTGGAGGCCGCGGCCAGGCACCAGTCGGGCTTCATAGCGGAGGCTGCCGATCCGCTTTTCTTAGTCGGCGAAGGGCAGACCAGTCCCGGTAATAGCGTGGGCGTGCTCATCGCCGCCCTCCAGCACATCGACGCGCGGCTCACCGCGCTTGAAGGAGCCTAGAGATGGCCGCGACGAACCCGCCCCAGGTCGGGGTGGCGATCACCAAGGAGTCGCTCAACGCCAAACTGGGCGGGGCGACGCAGGCCCTGCGGAAGGCGTCCGTGCAGCTGCGCGAGCTGGCCGACTCGACGGCCCCCTATACCGCGGCGGACATGGAGGCGCTCTTCGGGTTCAGCACGGCCGAGGCCGAGCTGTTCCTCTCCTCGCTGCGGGGCGCGACCGAGACTCCGGCCCTGACCGCCACCGTGGACGGCTTCCAGTTCATCAACCGCACCTGGGGCGCGTAGGTGGTGCCCGTCGCCCAGGAGGCCGAAGCGGCCCCCGCCGGCGCCAACGGCCGCCCCGGGGAGCCGGAGAAGCTGCGCCTGCCGGCGGAGGCGGTGCAGTACCTGCTGGCCCTGACCCTGCGCACCGACCTGGGCGCCGCCTGGTGGCGGGGCTTCGTCTGCGCCCACGGCGAGCCGTCCTGGGTCGTCGGGGGCCAGTGGACGTTCCGCGCCCGGGACGCCGAGGTCGTGCGCGCCCTCCCGGAGGAGTAACCCGCCATGCAGAGCGTCTGCGTCGCCACCACCGTGCGGGTGGGCAACCACCTGCTGACCGCCGAGGAGGCCGCCGCCGGGCAGCCCCAGCGCCTGCCGTTCGCGGACGAGGACGGCGCCCCCGTCGACCCGGACACCGTCCTCCTCGCCCTGACCGCCGCCACGGGGGAGACGCGCACCTTCGCCTACCCGGACGTCGGCCCGGACGACTCGGGGGTGCTCACCCGGCAGGAGGAAGGGCGCTTCTACGTGGACTGGACGCCGCTCGACCCGGAGGACGGGCTGTGGCGCTGGGCCCTCGTGGGGGCCATGAGCCTGGGCACGGCCCAGAGCGACCAGGACGTGTTCTTCGTCCGCCGGCCCATCGCCCCCGGGCCATGAGCGGTGAGCGACTCGGCGCCGCCGGCGCCCGCGGACGCGCCCCCGGCGGCCCTCGAGGACCACGGCGCCCAGCCCAGCACGGCGCCCGCCGGCCGGTGGTGCCCCTACTGCGGGGCCGACCTCTCGGGCGTGGCGGCGCGGCAGGACGAGGACGAGGCCGTCTTCGCGGTGGCCGGGCGCCGGCTCAAGATCACCGTCGCCGTCCTCTTCGTCCTCTTCTGGTTGATCTTGTCCGCCTACGACTGGCTGAACGACCCGGCCGTCCCGATCCTGCCGGGCTGGTTCTCGGCGCTGGGCGCCATCATGCTCTTCTACTTGTTAGGTGTCAGTCCGTGGGGCCTGCTGCGGCGGCGGTGACGGCGTGAGCGAGGTCGTGCCCGGCGTCTGGTTCCCCATGGATACCGTGACCGCCTACGACCCGCTCCGGGGCGGCTACGCCTTCCTCGACCGGACGGACGGGGGCGCCACGTACCACTGCGGCGCCGACCTCAACGGCGGGGACGGCGGGGACGGGGATCTGGGCGCCGCCCTGCGGTTCCCCGTCGCCGGCGAGGTGGTCTACGTGGGCCGCTGGAACGGCTACAGCACGGGCTACGGGAACCACGTCTGGCTCCGGCTCGTCACCGGCGACTACCTGCACTACTGCCACTGCGCCAGCCTCGAGCTGGGCGAAGGGGCGGTCGGCCAGGCGGGGGACGTCGCGGCCCGGGTCGGCAAGTCCGGTTTTCAAACCTGGGCCCACTGCCACTTCGAAGTGAAACGGGAGGACCCGGCGCTGGCGGGGTACGACTACTGGCCCTACGGACAGAGCGCGGACTACGTGCGGCAGCACTACGTGCGGCCGGCGGACTGGTGGAACGAGCTGCTGGCCTGGTGGGCGAACCAACCGGAGGTGGACGTGAGCATCTTAACCGGCGCGCAGACCGCGGCGGTGCAGGCCGTGATGTGGGGCGAGTACCCGTTCAACCCGGACGCCGCCATCGCCGCGTCCTGGCGGGACGAGTGGCGCCGCGGCGCGTGGCGGGGGCGGGCGGTCAGCTCGGAGCAGCTCGTCCCCGAGGACACCGTCGAGGGCAAGCCGGCCGGCGCCTACCAGCTCTTTGAACTGGGCGTGTGTGTTTGGTTACCGGGAGAACCCGCCTCGTGGAACGGCTAGCGCCGAGCGCCGCTGCACAGACGCGAGACGTATTTCTCGGTCAACCCGTACTCCGCGGCGAGGACACGCTGGCGCTCGCCGGTCTTGAACCGACGACGAAGGTCCGCCACCTCGACATCGGCCAGCCGGGCACGGCTGTTCCGTTGCCCGACGGAGAACCCCGGCGGCTTAGCCGACCGCCCCTTGTCGATGCAGTCCCGCCAATTGTCGGCGATCGTGCCGACGCGCAGATGCGCAGGATTGCAACAGGCCCGCACATCGCAGGTATGCATCAGGATCGCCGGCCACGGGGGCAGGTCATTGCCATGCAGCAGCCAGCTCACCCGATGAACGTACTCCACGGTACGCCCACCCACGCTCATCTGCCCATAGCCGTTGCGAGTCGACCCCTTCCACAGCCAGCACGCATCCGGGCCGCCCCGGTCATCAACCCGACGCCAGAAGCGATCAGGGAGGGTGGGCGAGGCGTAGGAAAACCAAGGTGCCACGTGGATATTGTACTGGACTTCGAGGCGGGGTGCTGCGTCTGGCTGCCCGGCGAGTCGGCGAGCTGGAACGGGTAGGAGGGCGACGTGATCGAGCCGAGCCTGCGGATGGTGTTCCTCGTGGTCGCCGCGATCCTGTTCGCCCTCGCCGCGCTCTACGTGCCGCCGGCCCCGCCCCGGTTCTCGTTCACGGCCGCCGGCTTGTTCTTCCTGACGGTGAGTTTCCTCTTCGCCGGGTAGCACGCGAGTTATGCGCTGTTATGGTGCGCAACTTAATGCGGCGAGTGCCTCGATGGCGTCCCGGCGCCGCAGGAAATGCTCGCCGAGCGGCACCCCATCAGCCGGCTTCGCCCGCCACGGGCGCCCGCCGGCGGCGAAGCGATGCACCCACCCGAGCCACGTCTCGCCCCGGTAGACCTTCCAGTGGCTCCCGCCGCCGGGAACCTGCCAGAGCCACACCGGCTCGTCAGGCATCGGTCGTCACGACGCGGCGCTTCGCCCACGCCCGAAACTGCGCCTCAGTCAGCCGTCCCGCGTGGTCGCACTCTTCTGGCCAGCGCCAGCGCCGGCATTCGGCGCAGTACACCTGGCGCTCGCCGCGGCGCATCCGGCGCTCGGCGTCCAGCGCCGCCTCGGTGTAGTCCAGCACGCACAGGTACGGCATCTGGAACCCCGTTTCTTGCGACAGAAGTGCCGTTATCGTTCGTCATCGGGGATGCGGCGCGGATCGCCCCACCCGAGCACGGCGAAGGCGTGCTCCAGGTCGGAGAGGCCCATCGTGCTGATGTAGGGCTCGCCGTCGCGCTCGAAGTGGTGGCCGAACTGCCAGACCATCCCCTCCAGGCACTCGCGCAGCCGAGCGTTCTCGGCCCGCGCCGCGTCCCGCTCGCTGATCGCCTGGGCGAGCCCGGCGCTGATGTTCCCCAGCGCCTCCCGATCGGCGGCCTTGAGCTGCCGGTCCAGTTCTTTCAGCCGCGGGCCGATGCCGAGGGGCTCGCGGGTGAAGTCGTCGCTGCTCATCGTTCGTCTCCGTAGGGGTGGGCGTGCGGGTCGCCCGCCGGCGGCGCGGCGGTTCGTCGCTCCGGTCGAGGGCCAGCAGCATCCGGCGCAGCGCGTCGAATTGCTTGGGCGTCAGGTCGGGCGCAAAAGCGTAGAGTGCCCAATCCAGGTCGTTCACGTCGGCCGGCCACCGGCAGACCCAGAGCTGCTCTGAGACGCGGGTCATCGGAGGTCCCAGCCGCCGGAGCCCGGCGCGAATTGCTCGTCGTCGTCGGGTTCGCTGGCCGGCGGGGGATCGGCGGCGGCGAGGGGCACGTAGTACATGGCGTGCCCGTCCAGGTGGAAGTGCTTGTGCCCCGGAAAGTCCCGCTCCTCGGGGTGGGCGTGGTAGACGTACTCGTCGCTCCCGAGGCGCCAGCGGTGGTAGTGGGCGCGGGGGTGCGGCGTGCGCTGGGGCGGCGCCCCGTCGAACACCACGGGCTCGGTGTCCAGCACCCCGGCGAGGGCCGAGAGCGCCTCCGCCTGGGCTTCGATGGCCGCGAGCCGTTCGTTTGACATCTGGAACCCCGTTTCTTGCTTGCTAAGGCGGAAGATGATGCGCATCTTAATGTCGTCACCGGTCACCGGCCGGAGCCCTATTACCGCTCCGGCCGGTTTCCGATAACAACTACTTCCCGCTCGAGCGCGCCGCGGCCCCGGCCCTGGCCTCCAGCCGGCGCTTCGTCTCCCGGCTCCAGTCGACCTGGGGCTGCAGCGGCGAGCCGTCGGCCGGCGGCCCCCCGGGCGCTCCGGCGGCGGGGACGAACAGGTTGGCCGCCCGGGCCTCCCCGATGCGCTGGTGCTTCACCCGTTCCACCTGCGTCCGGGTGTACTCCGTCCCGTCCAGCGTGATGGTGTCCTCCTCGGCCGCGCTCGGCGCGGGCGCTGACGCGGGGAGACGCGCCGGAACAGGGCGTGGCCCGGTTGGCGGGCCGAAACTCGCAGGACGGGCATTCTCGTGCGCCTGGGCGGGCTCCTCGTGCGCAGCGCCGGCGGGCCCCAGCTCCTCGAACGCCACGGCGCCGACGTTGAGGAGCGTCCTCAAGGCACGCGAGACCGCTCGGGTGCTTGCCATTCGGATGAGGTGGGGCAGGATGCCCCGGCCGACGGACGCGGGGGAGGCGTCCCCGATGTCGCTCGCCCGGCGCAGCACCCGCCCCTCCTCCGGGTGGAAGACGGTCACCGTGGCCGAGACGACGCACGTCTGGCCGTTCTCGCCGGTGGGCAGCTGCTCGATCTTCGTGTCGACGTCGAAGTAGCCGCCGCTGAGCTGGTGCAGGCCGTCCAGCAGCCCGTCGCTGAGGATGAAGTCCCGGCCCAACTGCTGGGTGACGAACTTCTTGTCGATCCGCACCTCGGGGAACCGGTACGCCTCCTCGGCGAGCAGCTCGCCCGTCTCGCGGTCCACCCGCTCCGCCAGGTCAGTCGCGGCCATCGCGCCGCCCCCCCTTCTTCGTCGCCTTCGCGGGCATGGCCACCAGCGGCCCGTCCATGACCCATTCCACCACCCGCCCGTCCGGCAGCACCAGCCGGCACGCCACCCCGCCCTCGTTCTTCATGTATCTATCATACCATTTTGGTATTACGATTGCATTGAAATAGTGGCACTGTGGCTATACTGCCGGTATGCCGAAAGACGACGAGACGGTCATCTCGATCCGCTTCCCCAACCCCCTGGCGGCGGCGCTGAAGGGGCTCGCCAAGGACGAGCACCGCAGCGTGAACGGGACGGTGCTCGAGGCGGTGGAGCGGTACCTGCGTACCCGGCGGGGCCGGCCATCACGCGGCGGCCGGGAGGGCCAGGGGGGGCAGATCGGCCCAGCGGAGGACGAGGGGTGAGGCGGTCGCTGGTTCTTGTGTAGTGAACGACAAACCGTTCTTACCACAATCACCGGGAGACAGCGTCTGCGTCAGCGCCACCCGCAGCCCGTTCGGGTACGGCTCCGCCGGCCGGCGCACCTCCGCCGCCACCCCCAGTGCCCGCACCAACTCCTGGCGCTTCGCCGGCGCCAGCGCCGCCGCCAGGAGGGCCACCTCCCCGCCCGCCCCCAGCGCCTCGGCCATCCCCCGCACCAGCGCCTGCGCGGCCGCCAGCCGGTCGCGCTCCGCGTGCCAGACCGCCCGCCGCCCCAGGATCGCCGCCCGGCTGCGCTCCAACGAGGCCACCTCCGCCGCCTTCCGGTTCAGGAGCGCCACGACCCCCGCCTGGGCCTCCGGGGTCAGCCGCCCCAGCGCCGCCTGCAGGTTCCCCTGCTCCCGCCGGCTCTCCCGCAGCGCCGCCTCGATCCCCGCCACCTCGCCCGCCGTCGGGTCGGCGTCCGCCAGCGCCGCGAAGTGCTCGCCGACGTGCTCCGGCCGGGCCAGCAGCGCCGTCGCGTGGCCCCAGACGAGACCGTCCAGCACGTCCACCAGGATGCTGTTCGTGCACTGCCGGCCGTCGGGCCGCACGGCCACGCAGCGGTACATCGCCCCCCGGTGCCGGTTGGCGTTGGCCACCACCATCACCCGCCCCAGCTCGGCCGCGTCCTGGCGGCGGCAGTAGGCGCAGCGCACCAGCCCCCCGCGCAGGAGGGCCGCGTCCGGCGCCCGGTTGTTGCGGGACGCCTGCGCCCGGTTCTGGGGCAGGCGCCGCTGCACCGCCTCCCAGTCCTCCCGGGACACGAGCGCCGGGACCGTGCCCGCCGGGAGGGGGTGCTGCTCCGCCTCCGGGCGGTAGCGCCACCCCGGCTTGCCGTTGGGCGTGCGGCGCCGCTCGTGGCGCCACCCGGTGGCCTCGCCGGTATACCGGGGGTTCACCAGCCGGTCGCGCACGGTCACGTACGACCAGGGGTTGCTGCGCCCGCTGGGGGCGGTCACGCCCTCCCGGGTCAGCGCCGTGGCGATGCCCCGCAGCGTCTGCCCGGCGAGGTAGTCGGCGTAGATGCGCCGCACGACCCGCGCCGTGGCGGGCTCCTCGGCGTAGCCGACGATGATCTCGTCGCCCCGGTGGTTGCGCCCGAACACGAACCGGTAGCCGTACAGCGCCCTGGGTGCCGGGGGCAGCCGGCCGTGCTTGGTCAGGCTGTCCAACCGGCCCCGCATCGTGCGCTCCTTGATCGCCTCCGCCTCCAGCTCGGCGGCGAAGGCCATCGCACCCAGGGAGAACCGGCCGATGGCCGTGTCCTCGAACCGCTCCTTGACGAACTCTAGCCCGCACCCGTTCAGCCGCAGCTCGGGCAGCAGGTGCGCCGGCTGGTACTGGTTGCGGAAGACCCGGTCGACCTTGAAGACGACCAGGGTGTCCGCCTCGCCCTCACGCAGCCGGCGCCGGACGTCCGTCAGGACCGGCCGCGCGCCCAGTTCCTCCTCGATGGCCGTCTCGGCCTCCTCGTAGACGGCGAGCAGGTGGAGGTGCTCCCGGTCGCAGTACGCGCGGACCCCCGCCTCCTGGGTGTCCAGCGAGCAGTTCTCCTCCTGGCCCGGGCTGGAGACGCGCACGTAGCCGATGGCGGATCTCCTGGTACGCCGCGGCGGGCTCGAGCCCCGGCCGCTCATCCGCAACCTCCTTGGCGACGTCGAGCAGCGGCGCGTACAACTCGGCCAGGATGGCGCGCAAGCGGTCGTCCGGCGTCATGCCCGGGAGTCTGCGCAGACGATGCGCCCGTGTCAACGTTTTTTGCGCCACAGCGCACGGATGATGGCATTTCGTCACCATCGTAGCAGGCCGACCGGCCCGGTGGGGAGGACTCAGTCGGGCGGCGGGGGCTGCGGGCCGGGCGCCGTGGGGATGCGGACGTAGAGCACCACCGAGCCGTCCGGGCGGTACTTCTGCAGCACCGTCGCGCCCGGGGGCAGCGTGAGCAGGGAGGTCGGTCCGACCGCCGCCCCGGGCGTCGTCGGGGCGTACTGCGCCACGGCCTCCGCGGCGGTGCTCTCCAGCTCGGCCTCGGCCGCCTCCCCCGCGAGCGCCTCGGCCGCCAGTTCCGCGTCGGCGGCGGACAGCTCGGGGATCGGCGCGCAGCCCCGCAGCTGGCGGGGGGTGACGCCCAGGGCCCGGGCCAGGCGCTCGATGGTCTCGTCCTCCGGGCGGGGCCGGCTGGCCTTCTCCAGGCCGGAGATGATCTGCCGGGGCACGCCGGCGGCCTGGCTCAGCTGCTCCTGGTTGATGTCGCGGTGCGCCCGCAGCACGCGCAGCCGCTCGGCCAACGCCCGGCTCCGCCGGGCCTGTGCGGCCAACCGGGCCTGTCGCTCCTCCCCGTCGATGGCGGTCTCCTCTCCCCCGCCCCTAGTGTTGTCCGGGAGTCACCAAACGTCAAGGGTCTGCGGGGCCGAGGCCCACTCCTCACGCCGCCCTCACGTCAGTAGCGGGGCTGCTGCCGATGGTGACGGTTTAACATCAACTACTTCATGGGGCGCTAAAAGTGTTGACGACTGGTAAACGGCGGCACTAGAGTCCCCGCCACGACGGCGGTGCCGGGAGCGCACCGCCCCGACCACCGAGGGACGCGCAGCAGCGGGGGCCGTGGCCGGCCCCCCACGGCCAGGAGGGGCGCCGAGGATGACGACGCAGCCAGCTACGCCCGTGGGGTTCGTGCAGCACATGGAGGTGAAGCGGCAGGCGCTCGGGCTCGGGCACGGCGCCTGGGCGGGGCTGCTGGGGATCGACCGCAGCCTGTGGTACCTGCTGCGGCAGGGGCAGAAGGAACTGTCCATCGCCCTGATCCAGCGGGTGATGCGGGAGTGGCCGGACGAGTTCGAGCCCTACCTGCGGGACGCCGTGCTGGCGTGGCGCGACCGGGGGCCGGACGGCCCGGACGGCGGGGAGTCGCTCCAGGAGGCGTGCTGATGCCCCCCCGGCCCGCCCGGCCGGTGCCGCCGACCAACGCCCAGCGCATCGCCGACGCCCTCGTCCACTTCGAGATCGGCCTGCGCACGCACAGCGCCCACCTCCCGGTCGACTGGAGCTACGTCGCCTACCGAATGGCCGTGGCCCTGGGCGAGGACGAGTGGGATCGGGACGGCGCCGGCGCGGGCGTGATCGAGCTGGGCCCGGCCACCCGCCACGTCCTGCGCCGGGGGGGGGCGTCGTGAACGTCGGCGGGGTGGTGTTCTGGATTGTGGTGGCGGCGGCGGTGTGCGGTGCCGTCATCATCGTCGGGCTCATCGGGGTCGTCCTCGCGGCCGGCCAGGATCTGCCGACCGAGGAGCGCGACGACCTGGGGCGCTGGCGCTGATGCCCGCCCGCCGCGAGTACACCGCCGAGGAGCTGGCCGAGCGGCTCGTGCGGCAGCGGGAGCAGGCCCGGCTGCGTATGGCCGTGCTACGTGCGCGTAACCGTTCGCGTAACGCCGCGAACGTTCGCGTAACGCCGGCCGTCTCTGGTGGGGCCGGTGACGCGCACCCCCCCATACCCCCCTCGTCTCTCTCTATCTCTAAAGAGATAGAGAAGGTCGGCCGGTTGCTGGCGCCGTTGGGCGCCCGGGGCTACGAGCACCAGCCGGATCTCTGGGCAGAGCTGGCGGCGACCTACCCGGCGGCGCGCCTCTCGGTCGAGGCGTACAAGATCGCGTCCTGGTTCAAGGACGCGGCGCAGCGCAGCCGCAAGGTGAAGTCGTGGCCCGCCTTCCTCGACAACTGGCTCAAGAAGGCGCAGCGCGACGCGACCGCGCCGCCGACCGCCCACGGGATGGCATACCAGATGCCGTCGCCCGGGAAGCCGGCGGACCCCGAGCCGGTGCTGCCGGACGGCGCCGTGCTCCAGATGATCGACCCGGCGGAGGCGCGCCGTGCGCTGCTCCAGGCCAAGCGGATGACGCTGCCCGAGAAGTTGGCACTGGTGCGGAATGGGAGGCAGCAGTGAGCGAGGCCCTTGAGTGGCGGACGCTGTACGAGCGGCGCCAGACGCTGTTCCTGGACGGTGTGGCGGTGGGGGACTTCTACCCCACCAGCTCGGGCGTCTTCCGGGTGCGGCTCTGGCCCGAAGACCGGCTCCAGGGCGGCCGCGAGCGATTGGTGCTGACAGAGGAGTCGGCGCGCACGATGCTGCTGGGCATGCTCGAGCGCCTGCGCCGGGACGAGGGCGCGGCGTGAGACCACCCCGCTGGGGCCTCGACGTCTCCTGGGGCGTCGTCCTCGGCGCCGTGCGTTTCCGCGACCCCTTCACCGGGGAGTGGCACGAGGTGGAGGGCCGCTGGCTGCCGTCACCCAACGAGAAGACGGACCTGCGTTGGATGCGGAGCCGCGCCGGCGCAGCGCGACACCGGGGGGCATCACTCGGCGCCGGCGGCCCACCAGCCCGCGCCTGATCGGAGATCGAGTTGCTCGAGTATGGGGCTTCAACCTCGGGGCACCAGTGCCGCAAATGCAGGCGGGTCTATCCGCCCGAGCAGGTGCCCTATCAGTTCACGCGGCGACGACGCCAGGTGCGTCTCCATTCGCATGCGAATGGAGACAACCGGGGCAGGCTCGGGCCGCTCGAGTATCTCGATGTCTGCAATCGCTGTCTCCAGATCCAGCGGGACGAGATCAAGCAACGCAACCGCTTCCTTGCCAAGGCGAGACGAACCTTGAACTGGCATGCAACCAAGTTCGGCTTCCGACCGGCGGCGTTCGCTTCGAAATACGGGTGGGATGTGAAGCAAATGGCACACGACTGCGAGCACGCAGCGAAGAACGGGTGCCCGTACTGCCACATGGCCTTCGCGGAGATGGCAAACGGCCTCCGGGACATCACCCTCGATGTCTACGACCCCCACGCGGAGCCCTACTACACAAACACCAGGTGGGTGTGTAACACCTGCAACAGCAAGAAGCAGGATATGCCCATAGGGGACTGGCATCAGGTGTGTTTGGCGTTCAAGGTGCAGCGGGACTTTCTGCTGCTCCTCGATCAGAAGGCGCCAGTTGTCCCAGCGGCGCAGCAACTCCCGCTGTTTGAGATGGCGGGGTCGGCCGGGTGAGCGACCGGCAGCACTTCAAGCTGGCGCCTTCCGACTTCGCCTACCTCTGGGAGGAGTGCCGGCGCTGCTACTACGAGGCGCGGCATGGACTGGGGCGGCGCCCGGACACGCCGTTCCCAGCCATCTTCAACCGGATCGAGGACGCCTTCTGCGCCCACCTTGAGGGCTGCGACCCGGCCCGGATGTCGCCGCTGCTGCCGGCGGGCCGGGTGACCTGTCGCCAGCGACTGGTGACGTCTGCGCACATCAAGGTGCCCGGCCATCAGGCGACGGTCTCCGTGTCCGGGCGCATGGACGCCTGGGCGCGGTTCAGCGACGGCGGGTTCGGCGTGATCGACTTCAAGGTGGCCGCCCACAGTGACGACCTGGCCACGCGCTACCAGCGCCAACTCTGGTCGTACGCCTACGCGCTCGAGCACCCGGTCACCGGGACGCTCCCTTGGTCGCCCATCTCGCATCTGGGGCTATTTGTCCTTGAGTCGCGCGGCGTGGCCGATCTGGCCTTTCAGGAGCAGAAGTGGCTGCTGCTCCACATGGAGCCGTTGTGGTGCCCCGTTGAGCCGGATCAGGGAGCGTTCCTGCGCTTCCTGGGGGAGGTATTGGATGTGCTGGAACTACCCGAACCGCCGCCGCCGAACCCGGCCTGTAAGTTCTGCGCGTACCGCGCGCGGGGCCTGACGTCGTGACCATCCGCTACGTGCGCGTCGACCTGAAGCCGGTGCGGATCGAGACGCGCCACGTCTTCGTCCCGCCGCCCCCGCCGCTGCCCATGCGCGACCGGCCAGACCCACCCCCCTCCCCGGCGACCCGGCTCGCCCGGTTTACGGCGAACGAGCGGGCGATTGGCGCGGAACACCGCCGCCGGCGGGCTGCCCTGCGCGCCGACGCGGCGGACGCGCCCGAAGTCACCCCGGCCGACCTCATCCGGGCGCGCAAGGGGATCGCCGGCTGCTCGCAGCGCGACCTGGCCCGGGAGTACGGCTGCTCGCGGAGCATCATCGCGGAGGCCGAGCGGGGCGTGCGGACGCCGCTGCCGGCCATCGCCCGCTGGACGGCAGGCACCCTGGCCGCCCAGGCGCTGCGGGACGCCGAGGCGGAGGCGGCGTCATGAAGTGGGCCAGTTGGGCGTGGGGCTTCGTGGCCGGCTGCGTGTTGGCGAGCTACGTGATGCTGAGCTGCAGCGACGGGAACGCCCAGACCGAGGAGGTGGCCGACGCCATCGAGTACGGCATCAGCATGGGGCTGCCGCCGGCCTGGGCGTGGCGGGTCGCGTGGTGCGAGTCGCGGTACACCAGCGGGGCCTACAACCGGTGGTCGGGGGCGTCGGGGCTCTATCAGTTCATCCCCAGCACCTGGCGGAATACGCCGCAAGGGCGCGCCGGGATGAGCCCCTTCGACCCCTACGCCAACGCCGCCGCCGCCGCCTGGCTGTACCGTACCGGGGGGCCGGGCCATTGGAGCTGCAGGTAGTGCCGACCGGGGACGTGCACGCCGAGCACGCCCCGGACGCCTGCTGCGAGCTGGGCCGCATCGACAACCACCACCCCCTGCCCACCAACCTGCGCCTCTACGTCGACCCCTACGGGTTCACCTACCGCTTGTGCGAGCGGCACTACCTCGCCCTGGTGGCGGGGCTGCTGCGCGCCGAGGGGCTGCGACGCCAGACGAGACCGATGGGGCGCGCGTGGTCGGAACGCGGTACGCTCCCCAAGAGGAAGCGGGGATGACGGCCCTGACCACCCAGGAGCACCGGCAGGCGAAGACCCGCCGGAACACCTCGGCCCGCAACGGCCGGGCCGCCCTGGCCCGGGCCTGGGCCTGGATCGAGGCCATGGAGGCCCAGGTGGTGGTCGAGCCCACCCCCAGCGGCGTCGTCTACACCATCCGGGTGCCGGGGTTCCACTCGCAGAGCGCCCGCTGGCTGCCCGCCGCCGTCAACGCGCTGGAGGGCAACATCGCCCACTTCTGCGACAGCCGGGCCACCCACGGCCCCACCGGCGCCAAGCTGGACGCCCTCCGGGCCAAGCGGGCGGCGTATGCTGAGCGCAGCGCATGACCGCCGCTGAAAACCGCGACGAAACCGCGGCGCCCCTGGCCGTCGTCCGGGGGCGGCCGTTTGCGCCCGGCAACTCGGCGAACCCCGGCGGCCGGCCCAAGGGCCTCGCCGAGCTGGTGCGCCGGGAGACGAAGGACGGCGCCGAACTCGTCCGCTTCATGCTCCGCATCCTCCGGGGCCAGAAGCAGCCCCTGCGCTACCGCCTGGAGGCCGCCGCCTGGCTGGCCGACCGCGGGTTCGGCAAGGCCCTGCAGCAGATGGAGCTGTCCGGCCCCGGCGCCGAGCCGTTGACCATCCGGATCGAGTACTCAGCCGATGCCAACCCTGACGGTGACGCTGCCTAGACCGCACCAGGCGCAGGCCCGCATCCTCCGGGAGCGGGCCCGGTTCAACGTGCTCTCGTGCGGGAGACGGTTCGGGAAGACGACCCTGGGCATCGACCGCCTGGTGCAGCGCGCCCTCCCCGGCAACCCGGTGGCCTGGTGCTCGCCCAGCTACCGGATGCTCACCGAGGTGTGGCGGGACGTCCGCCGGGCCACGGTGGAGGTGGTCACCCGCACGGACAGCCAGCAGCACCGGCTCGAGCTGGTCGGCGGCGGGGTGATCGAGATGTGGTCGCTGGACATGCCGGACGTGGCTCGCGGGCGTCGCTACGCCGAGGTCATCATCGACGAGGCCGCCATGGTGCGGCAGCTGGAGGAGGCGTGGAACGCCGTGCTGCGCCCCACCCTGGTCGACTTCCGGGGCGGCGCCTGGTTCCTCTCCACCCCCAAAGGACTCAACTTCTTCAAGCGCCTCTACGACCGGGGCAACGACCCCCAGTACCCGGACTGGCGGGCCTGGCAGATGCCCACGGTCAGTAATCCGTACATCCCCGCCGACGAGGTGGACGACTCCCGCCGCAGCCTGCCGGAGCGCACCTTCGCCCAGGAGTTCGAGGCGGTCTTCCTGGAGAACGAGGGCGCCGTCTTCCGCCGGGTGCGGGAGGCCGCCACCGCCACCCCCCAGGCCGCCGCCCTGGACGGGCACCGCTACACCGTTGGAGTAGATTGGGGCCGGGCTTCGGACTTTACGTGTATGGCGGTCATCGACTCCACCACCCGGGAGCTGGTCTGCCTCGACCGCTCCAACCAGGTGGAGTACGCCCTCCAGGCGGGGCGCCTTCAGGCGCTCTGTGCCAGGTTCCGGCCGGATGCGGTGTACGCTGAGCAGAACGCCATGGGCGAGCCCATCGTGGAGCAGCTGCAGCGGATGAACCTCCCGGTGTACCCCTTCCAGACGACGAACGCGAGCAAGGCGGCCGTGATCGACGCCCTGGCCCTCGCGTTTGAGCGGGCCGAGCTGCGCCTGCTGCCGGATGAGACGCTGCTGGGCGAACTGCTGGGCTACCAAGCCGAGCGCCTGCCCTCCGGCCTGCTCCGGTATTCGGCCCCCGAGGGCAGCCATGATGACACCGTCATCAGCCTTGCGCTTGCTTGGTACGGCGCGTCCCAGCCCACCCAGTTCGTGTTCTAGGAGAACCGCACGATGGCCACCCTGCAGTCCGCCTGGAACGCCTTCTGGAACATCGAGACGAAGGCCGCCGCCCCACCGCCGACGGCGCCCCCCGAGCTGCGGTCGCTGGTCTTCTCCCCCGGGTCGTACCCCGACGCGGCGGGCGACTACTGGAACCCCCTGCTCACTCAGGTCTTCGGGGGCTACAACGCCGCCTGGAACAGCGCCGTCTACGCCTGCCTCAAGACCATCTGCTACGCCTTCCAGGAGGCGCCGCCCAAGGTCTACCGCCTCCAGGCGGACGGGACGGAGCTGTTCCTCGAAGAGCACCGCCTCATGGAGCTGCTGGCCGACCCGCACCCCTCCCTCTCCGGGCCCGAACTCAGTTTCTGGGTGCAGTACTGCAAGCAGGTGGACGGCAACGCCTACCTGCGCAAGATCCGGAACCGGGCCGGCGAGGTGGTGCAGCTGTGGCCCATCTCGCCGTCGCAGATGAGCCCGGAGACGTCCGACGAGGACGCCGCCGCCGGGGTGTTCATCTCGCACTACGTCTACGACAACGGCAAGGGCAAGCACGAAGAGGTGCCGGTGGGGGACGTCGTGCACTTCCGCCTGGGGGTGGACGACGCCGACCACCGCAAGGGGCTGTCCAACCTGCGGCGCCTGCTGCGGGAGATCTCCAGCGACGAGGAGGCCACCCGCTTCACCGACGACCTGCTGCGCAACTTCGCGGTGTCCTCGCTGGCGGTGACCGTGCCCCCGGGGCCGGTGCTGACGGAGGAGCAGGCGGAGGCGATCCGCGACCGGCTGCGGGAGGCGTACAGCGGCGCCAACCGGGGCCACCTGGCCGTGCTCGGCAACGGGGCCACCCTGCAGTCCATCGGGTTCAACCCCCAGCAGCTCGACCTCAAGGCGGCGCACCAGATCCCCGAGACCCGCATCTGCGCCGTGCTCGGCGTCCCCGCCATGCTCGTCGGGCTGTCCGCCGGGCTCGAGCACACCATCTACAACAACATGGAGCAGGCCCAGGAGCACCTGTACGAGCAGACGGTGGTGCCCCTCTGGCGGGCGGACGCCGCCACCCTGACGAAGCAGCTGCTGCGGCCGGACTTCGACGCCGACCCGGCCGTCCGGTTGAAGTACGACACCGACGACGTGCGCGCCCTGCAGGAGGACATGGACGAGCGGTACGCCCGCCTGAGCGTGGCCGTGGAGAAGGGCTGGGTCACCAAGGACGAGGCCCGGGCGGAGGTGGGGCTCGAGCCCCTGCCGAACGGCCTGGGCGAGGCGCAAGACCCCATGGAGCTGCTGCGGGCCACGGCCGAGGCGCGGGGCCCCGCCGGCGGCGGCCCGCCCGGGCAGAACGGGGCCCCGCCGCAGAAGGCGCTCGAGCAGAAGGCGCTGGCGCTCAAGGCCACCCCGGCCATGCAGGACTTGCTCGCGGCGCTGGTCGAGCCGCGCCTGCAGGCCGACCTCGAGGCGCACCTCCGGGAGCAGGCCGAGCGCGTCCAGCAGGCCGTCCTGAAGGCGGGCTGACGTGCGGGTCGAGGACGTCTACGACCCGGAGGAGGAGCAGCGGCGCCTGTTCCGGATCCTCGGCCCCCGCGTCCTGGAGCTGCTGCGGGCCTGGCACCAGTGGGTCGCCGACCAACTGCAGCTCTCCGTCGAGGCGTTCCGGCTGGACGACGCGACCACCCGAAAGTTCCTCGCCCACGCCGCCGAGCGGGTGGTGCTCATCGACGGGGCCGGCCAGCGGGAGATCCAGGCGCAGCTCACCGAGGGGCAGCGCCGGGGCTACTCCGCCTTCCAGTTGGCGAACGGCGTGCCCGCGGAGGACTTCCGGGGCATCAAGGGCCTCTACGAGGAGACGTGGCGGGGGCGCAGCGAGACCATCGCGAAGACGGAGATCGCCACCGCCCAGGTCGCCGCCGCGCTCGATAGGTACGGGGCCACCGGCATGGTCGACGAGGTGGAGATCGTGGAGCACGAGGACACGGACGAGCCCTGCGCCGCCCGGAACGGGACGCGGGTGCCCATCAGCAGCAATCCCGGGCTCAAGCACCCGAACTGCCAGATGTCGCTCATCCCCATCGTCAACGAGGCCGCATGACCACGCTGGCCCGCCCCCGACTCGACCCGCTGCTGGACGCCCCCCTCATCGGCCCCCGGGTGCTGCAGCTGGTGGGCGACGTCTCGGGGTGCTCCATGTGGCGGGTGTGGCAGCCGGTCAGTTTCCTGCGCCTGCACGGCTACCCGACCGACTGGACGATGGTGCGCGACCCCGGCCTCGTCCGCGTCCCCTTCGCCTACGACGCCGTCGTGCTCTGCCGGCTGGCCTGGTGGGGCGGGCGCCCGCGCCGGCAGGCCGAGGCCACGCTGGAGGGCTGGCGCCGGCGGGGGCTGCGCGTCCTCTTCGAGTGCGACGACGACCTGATCACCCCCTTCGTGGTGGAGCAGCAGCTCGGGCGGGTCAACGCCGAGAAGACCCGCTCGCAGTTGGACGCCGACCGCAAGGCGGTGCAGTGGCTGCTGCGCCGGGTGGACGGGGTGACCGTCTCCACCCAGCACCTCGCGTCGACCGTGCGCCGCTTCACCGGCGCCCCGGTGGAGGTGGTGCCGAACGCCATCGACGCCGAGTGGTTCGCCGGGGTGCAGGCCGGCGCGGGGCGCACCGTGCCCGGGCCCACGGTCGGCTGGGTGGGCGGCAACCGGCCGGACAGCGACCTCGAGGCCATGGCCGTGGCCTGGGGCCGCATCGCGGAGCGGTTCCCGGCCGTGACGTTCGTGGTGATGGGCCACCACCCGCCGGTCATCGCCGAGCACGTCCCGCCCGAGCGGCTGGTGCGGGTGCCCTGGATGGATCCCAAGGACTACCCGCTGGGGCTGGTGGGGATCGATATCGGGTGCTGCCCGCTGGAGGACCGGCCGTTCAACCGCTGCAAGACGCCGATTAAGGCGCTGGAGTACGGCCTCAGCGGCGCCGCGGTGGTGGCCTCGCCCACGGTGTACCGCTTCTGCGTCCGGCACGGGGAGACGGGGCTGCTGGCGAGCACGGCGAACGAGTGGGAGGCCATGCTGGCGCTGCTGCTCGAGCGGGAGGGCGACCGCCGGGAGCTGGCGGCGAACCTCAAGGGGGAGGTGCTCGCCCGCTGGGCGCTCAAGCGGCACTACTGGAAGTGGCCGGCGGCGTGGAACCGCTTGTGGAGGGGGACGGCGTGACGAACTGGACGACGGTGCCGCCCTGGCTGTACCAGAACGACCTCCCGGACGACGAGCTGCAGGCGCTCTACGTGGAGGGCGCCCGGCGGAAGCTGGCGCAGCTCCGGGAGGAGCGGCGGGCCCTCGCGGACCAGCTGACCGAGCTGGAGGGGCAGATCGCGCAGGCGGCCGCGTTCCTCGCCCAGGCGCAGCGGGCCCTCACCCAGGCGCAGCGGGCCCTCACCCAGTACCGGACGCCCCGCCGTGGCTAAGCGCCCCCCGGCGCCGGCCGTCCCCGCGCCGCAGGCGCTGGTGGTGAGCGGCCACAAGGGCCTCGACGTGCGGGTGGACACCGACCCCCGTTGTCAGCACTGCGGCAAGCGCCAGGGCGAGTACTTCGGGGTGCCCTGGAGCGTCAAATGCCGGGGCTGCGGCCAGCAGGCGAAGCGGGACTGAGCGATGGCGAAGGCGCGCACGGTCAGCGCCCCGCACCTGCACGAGGCCTTGCTCCTCTTCCACCACCTCCTGAAGGCGTTCCTCCACCCGACGCCGGCCGCGCGTGAGTGGACGGCGATGGATGTCATGCTCCGCCGCCTCCCCGACGCGGAGTTGGAATGCGTGCTCGCTGCGTTCATCGACGTCGCCCTGGAGGAGGGCCAGGACTGGTCGGAGATTACGGGCTTCTGGAACGCGATCGGCTTCCCCGTTCCGGAGGCCCTCCGAGGCCGGGTGAAGCAGGGGTAGACGAGGCCGTATACTGAGCGCAGCGGCCCGGTTCCGGCGAGCGGCCCTTCTCTGCCGGGGGAGGGCCGTTTTTGGTGTCCGGGACACTCGCCTACGGGGCCCCGCAGCGCATCACCGAGGTCAAGGCCGCCGACGACGGCTGGGAGGTGGCGGGGTACGCCTCCACCTGGGACCGCGACCTGGGCGACGACGTCGTCCACCCCGGCGCCTTCAAAGCGTCCCTGGCGAGCGGCCAGAAGGTCCGGTTCCTCTACGCCCACGACGCCGCCCAGCCCCTGGGCCGGCCGCTGGAGCTGCGGGAGGACGCCACCGGGCTCTTCGGGCGCTTCCGCATCTCGCGCACCCGGCTGGGGCAGGACGTCCACACCCTGCTCAGCGACGGCGCGCTCGACAGCTTCAGCATCGGCTTCATCCCCCGGGACTTCGACCGGGACGAGAAGGCCGGCACCCGCAACCTGAAGGCGGTGGAGCTGCTGGAGTGCAGCCTGGTCTCCCTCCCCATGCAGCCCCGGGCCACCGTCACCGGGTTCAAGGCGCAGGACTACGCCGCCCTGCCGCTGGAGGCCCTGCTCGAGGCGTACGACGAACACCGCGCCGCCGCGCTGGGCCAGGCGAGAGCCGTGGCCGAGCGCCGCCTGGCCGAGGGGCGGAAGCTCTCCGACCAGGCCCTGGCCGCCCTGGAGCGCCTGCGCGCCCTCGCCGAGGACGACGCCGCCGAGCTGCTCCGGCTGGCCACCACCCCGCCCAC